GACATCGTGAAAGTGTGGTCACTTCAGAGCTTTTATGACGGTGGTTTTATCAACGGCACGGAAGGGGTTGTTAAACAAGATCAGATCTGCGACAGCGTGATTGTTGCAGTGGAAAGGAACATGGGAGGCACCATGAAGGTTGACCTGTCCTACGAAGTGTATGAGCAGCAGCTGAAATTGGTGCATCGTCCGGAGAAGCGTTCCTCTGAGTTTCGCGAACTGATCGACCGGATCAAAACCCTGTAGCTTTCTTGTTGTCTGGGAGAAGAGATGAGATTCCATATCCCTGTTAAAACGCATTGCTCAATAGCAAGAGACGACGACAGGCGATCATGGAGGGAGCATCGAACAACGAAGCCTCTTGATTTCGAGCAGTTCCGGACTCGGCAATCTGGTGTTTTGACGTTTGAACGTGATGGTTGGCTTTTAATGGTGAAAGCGAATCGAGTAAGGCAGAATTGAAAACTGTGATTTTGTAACCCTGACTGAAGTGAATGAACGAATGGCTGGACACAGGATCGCCTACCCGAAGGCAAGCACACTGAATGCCCGTCCGGGTACGTGGCGTGGCATGAATGGGCGAAGGAGAAGTCGAAAACGCACGATCAGTATCGTTGTCCGACGTGCGGTTACCTTTCTATCTGGGAGAAGAAATGAGCGAAGCAAAAACTTGACATCATGAGCCCGCCCGCTATTATCACCAACGCTGATCGGCAGTCGGCCAACAACTCGCCAAATAATCCAGGCCCGTCGTGTCGTGTCTTTGTGCCCTCGCACAGCCGACTGCCAAGCGACACGGCGGGCGTTTTCTAAATTGGGAATGTTGTCACATGAGTGGAAAAGAATTGAGCGGAACTGAGACGGTTGGCTGCCTGATGAGTATTTGGCAATTGCTTATCACTGGCCCAATCTGGCTGATCTTGCTTTTTCAAGTGCTCACAGCGTTGGGCGACGCTATTCCATCCTGGTCATGGGTGCTTTACTGGATTTATGTTCCAGCATGTGTACTCGGAGTGATTTCAGGCGCGTTTGGAAAGCTTTTGATGGAGAGAAAGTAGTAGCTCGCGGCGGGGAGTCGGTTGGTTGTATTCACCGTACCGACAGATAAATAACCACGAGGAAGAGATGAACGAACCGACAATCGAACTGGCAATGATCCGTTTTGCGGTTGTGTCGAAACGGTGGGATGAATCTTCCGCTGGTAATTTCCCGTACATCCAAGCGTTTCTGGCTGGATGGTGTTGTTGTGTTTGTGGGGTTGGTTACCCGGAAGTTGGACAATACCGGGATTCGTTTCGTGCTGGATGGATCGAGGCTCAGCAGGCTATCGCTATTTACGAGAGGGAAAAACGATGAGTTACCACGGTGTGTTGCTGATTCCACGGAAGGCCTGGAAGGAGCCAGCGAAGGAAATTCACGTTGAACCAAGTGACGAAATCAAGGAACTGAAGATCGCCTACGAAGCATTCCAGCGGATGCCACCGGGTAGGCGTATCAGCAATGTGTCTTGGCTTACGTCAAAACTTGTTCAAGAAAGCTAGTATTGAGTGAGAAATCGTAGTGTTCATAGTCTGGATCATTCGCCGAGTGATGACGTGGGGTGCCCATGAAGGAGATCTTTCATGGCATGAGGTGAAGCACGTTCCGCTCGACGACACAGGACTCGTGTGGGAAATGTCGAGTTGGCCACTCGATCGAGTACCGCCGCAACAGCAAGGGACGTACGGCTAGGGCAGATCGCATTCCTCGCGCCGGGGTTGGAGCGGCGTGTTAGCGAGAGAGACTGAGCCTCAGCGGTTGGACAGTCCGCGAAATTTAATGGTCCGCAAGAGCGGATAGGAGTTGGTCGACCTGAATTGTCCAAGCTGACCAGGGCAAGCAATTGCGATAGCCGCCGTGTTGATCCGTGGCCCGCGGGGAGCGGCGGCATTTTAACTAGGGAAGTAATATGAAAGCCTCTGAATTCTGCTACTGGTTGCAAGGTCACTTTGAACTGACTGAAGGGGACTCAGAGCACCCCGGCACGATGACACGCAAGCAATGCGAAACGATCAAGCGTCATTTAGCACTTGTGTTCAAGCACGAGCTAGACAAGACGCATGGCGATGAGTCGGAGCAAGCCGCGTTGAATGCGATTCACAACAGTGGCCATGATAAAGACATGATTTTTCGGTGCTGAAGTGACCGCCAGAAAACCACAACCCATACCGCCGCGATGCGGCAAGAGAGCAATAAAATGGCATCCAGAATCGATGAAAGGTGTTGGTATTCGAAAAGCACGGGCAGTAACAATTTTCGCCGTGGTGTTTTGCTTTCGTGGGGGGCTGATGGGAGCCACAACCGAAACACCGGCGGGCATATCGGTGTCGTAAAGGATGTTGCCACCGGGCAGTGTTTTTCGGTGCCTGTCAGTTGCGTTTGGTTCACGGAAGAGTCGCCAGCGGAAGTTACCGATGATCCAGAGCACGAGGAGTAGCGACCAACATTCACCGAGCAGGCACATGTTAGACGTTGAATACATTTTGAAAGTTGGAGAGCTATTAGACATGCCGGAAAACAACAACGATTCGGCTTCGGTGCAACGCATGGTTGCGACCATACCCGTGGACGAGAAAGAGCTTGCGAAACTACAACGTAAGGCCGAGAAATCAGCCGAACGATTGCAGCAGATCAAAATGCTCAATCAACGGATTGACGAATTGGATCGCAAGGTTGCAAAGCACGACAAATACGAAACGTCAGTCGAGTATTGCATCGAAACGGCAAAACACCTAATTGGTGCCGCCGAGTGTCTTGTGAAATTCAGGGAACCAACGTCCGCCGAAAAAGATTTCTTGGCCTCGTCGTAACGCCAGCGATCACCGAGTCGCGACGGTGGACCTTATTTCAATTCAACCGAACTTCGCGGCTTCGGTACAGATGGATTCAAAATGAAGACTACAGTAGCAATCGGATTAGTGTTGGCAGTGGCAAGGGTTTGGATCGGATTCAACGTTGAGCCCGAATCATTTGCGTGGTCACAAGCGTACAAGGACGTGGCCCACTTATTCATGGGCGGTCTGGCGGTGGCTTGGTGGATTAAGCGACTGCGTTGGCAATGGTGGTTGTTCTGGGCGTTGAATATCGTTGAAGTCGGGGTAGCGATCGCGAGTCGACTTTAGATCTGACTGCGACACTTCCAGATTGAACACCAACGGGGTGTTTAGAAACTGAGCACCGCTGCCCTTTTTGCGGTGCCTTCTTTTTGAGCAAAGGGACAGAAATGGAACAGAATCAGACGAAACCGTTCTCCGCCGGCGAACTGTACGCGGAGACGATGAAGTACCGGAACGCCGGTGAAATCCTTGGAATCCTCTCTCGCCGATACCGAATCGATGGTGAGAATTGGGGGTATTTGTCCAATCTAAACGACGAAAATCGCGTCGTCTCTTTCCAGTTCATGATCAGCGGAGCGTTTGTCGGCGAGCCGTTGTCACCGGACGAGATTCGGAACACTGACGGTTTGATGTCCATCGCCGAAAAGCTCCATTCGTTGGTGCCGTACTGATGCAACCACTGCGATCGGTAGAGATGGATTTTGACCTCCATCATCCTTGCGGCGACTGCCCGTTTACCAGGAACGGACCGGCAACGCACTTCGGCGTAATCACGTCGCTGCAACAATACATCGACTTGGCCAGTGATGGGTTCTTGATGCACACTTGCCACAAGACGGACAACCGGAATGGCTGCGACGGGCCCCGGAATTTCAAAGGAGACAAGCCCAAGCATTGTGCCGGTCTTCTTCACATGCAGGCCAACAACGCCTTGCCGATGAACCGTGGGTTGGCGAAGCGAGGATTTGATTGGTCCGCGATCTTAGAAGTGTCGGAAGGTAGCCCAGCGTTCAAGTCGGTCGCCGAGATGGTCGAACACTACACGCCGGCGATTTGGGCGTGGTTGCTGATGGTTTTCGACAATCCTCGCGTTTACACGTTTGAAACAATGTTCGGCGACGATCCGAAGGGCGTCCGGTATCTGGATGCCGGCGAGGGAGCGGAGTTCGTTCCGTGCTGCATTTGCGGGCAACCGGCTTCACACCTGGATCCGCAGCATCCGTACAACACGGGTTACGAAAAGTGCTCGATTTGCCATTGGGGAAACGAGACGATTGAGCAATTAATCGATTTGGTTATTGACTAGTCGCCAGAACTTGCGAGAAAAGTCCCAAAGTGGAGTGACCTCAGGTAGCTGTGAATTCGGAGACTGACAAATGATCCATGCACTTGAAGCGTTCGAAACGCGATCAAGAGACAAGACCGTGGAGTTTCAAAACGATCTTCTCTGCCGCGGACGAGCCGGGCAGCTGGCTTTCGGACTCTTCCGGGCCCAGAAACGATCGACCTTGGCGAAAACCTACCGTCGGCACAACGACCGACAATCGTCATACGACGGCAAGAACGAAGCGTTGCAATACCTCGATGCCGTTCTCTCGCGCTGGGGCGCTGCGATGAAAATCGAGTGGGGTTGGCAGGTGGATAGGAAAACGGAAGTCCACCAGCACGTTCTCTATGTCCAACTCACGGACAAGCGACAATGCAGTTTCCATTCTGGGAAGTGCTATTCGGAAAAAGCGTTCCCCGACCAGTGGATCCCGAAGCCTCCTGTTGTTGATACCGTCCTGTGGTATTGCGACGCGGTGTTGGCGCGCGTCGAACCCGGGTTGGGTCTTCGCCCGGACGACCTGATGCCATTCGGGAAACACGTTGGCAAGCCGATCGATAGCCTGGATCCGCGATACTACGATTGGCTCAATGATTGGGACGGTCTTCAACAGTGGACCTGTTTAGAGCAGGTCATGAATGGGATCGGGTTTGAAAGCGAGGATGCGATCGAACTCGACAAGCAGCTTGACGCCGTGTTGGCGCGAAGCATTTGTGATGACGGAAGTTTTTCTTAGTACGAGGAGTTGAGACGATGGCTGCAAAAATCAGACAGCAGATTGGCAAGGTTTGGATCGAAGTCGACGCGAGTACTGTTGTTGACGGTGTTCGCGAACTTGCCTTGTGGGCGGAAGTGTTCTCGGAAACCTGTTGCGGTGCGTGCAAGAGCGTCAATATCAGGCCTTTCCGCAGAACGAACAGTAACAACGATGAGTACTTCTATCTCCGTTGCATCGATTGCGACAAGCAATTGGACCTTGGTCAGCACAAAAAAGGAGACACGTTGTTCATCAAGCGTCAACCGAAGGATATTCCGCAGGGAAAGGTGACCAACGGTTGGTATCACTGGCGAGATAACCCAAATCTCAATAGCTCCAACTCTGAAAACTCAGGAGGCTTTTGAGCGATGTCTGAAGTAAAAGAACCACAACGAAAACCGTTGACCCGTGCAGAAGCCGAAGATTTGATCGGGGAGCGTATCCCCGACGACGACGGTCTGATCATCGGTGTTTCTAACCGACCACCTTCTTTCCAGGGCGACGATGGCGTTTTCCTGGTGATTTCACACCACGACAAGAAAGCCACGTACATCAAGGTTGACTGATGGACGCCAACGAGATCCAAAACAAGATGATTCGTCATCTCCAACGAAAGATTGGGAACTTTGTTATTCCCAACGTCACTCTCCTTGGAAGCACCTGGGAGAGCGACGTCGTGTTGGTGACGAAGTCTTTGTTTTGGACCGAATTCGAGATCAAAACGTCTGTTGCCGACTACAGAAAGGATTTCTTGAAGTCCGAACGTCGTTGGAAGTCCGGCAGTTTACTTAAACACGATGCGTATAGCTCAGCCGAACCGATCTTGAGCAGTCGCCAATGGACGAAACGGGAATTTATTCCGAAGCCAAAGCAGTTTTATTTCGTGACACCGGTCAGGTTGCTCAATGTCGAAGACATTCCAGCACATTGCGGGTTGATCGAGTTTGACGAAGATCACAATCGACCAATCTATCAGCGTGTCGCGCCAAGGCTGAAGAAGCCGACAAAGATCGATACAGAAACCTTATTCAACCTCGCACTAAAGGCATCAAAAAAGCGATGAGCAAGAAAGAACGAATCAAAGAACTTAAGGAAAGGGTGTTCTCCCTCGAGGGGAGATTGGCAGTGAGGGCACGTTTCCGAAAGCCTCACGAACACGCCTACGACGACTACGAACTTCGCGAAATGTTCGGTCCGTATCTCCTGGATGGTGATACCAGCGGACTGTCGCCCCGCGAATGCCGGTTGCTTGAAACAATCGAGGCTTTGAAAGAAGAGTTGTTGGATGCTCGCAATTCCGATCTGCCGTCGAAGGAGTCTCAACTACAGATTTCATCGTCCGAGCGTCTGCAGGAACTCCGCCAGATGGTTGAGCGATACAGCGGCACGCAGATTGAAACGTTTGAATTGCCGCCGGACAAACAACCTTCTGGAATCGATGACGTGACTGTGATCGATTGCGGCGCGTTTGTGGTGGGATCATGACGAGCATTACCCAAGGGCGATTTATCTTCGAGAACACTGATTACGGTGGTGACGTCGATGTTTCCATCAAACCACCGAGAATCAGCCGTTGTGCGAATTGCCCGAACACGACGGAAAATACGATCTGTGACGATTGCCGATGTGGTGGTTGTGGTCGGTTAGACATCCTCTGTGAATGTGAGAAATCAGGTGAGAAAACAACAAAGCCCCCCTACAAAACAAAAAAAGAAGGCACGGAGGTGGACACCGGAAAAGCGAAAGCGGATTAAGCAGGAAAGACAGCAAATCCTTTGCGTAATGCAGGCGATCGCGCCGTCGATGTTTGATCCCAAAAAACCGACCCCGTTGGCCGTTGGGGTCCACAGGGAGATCCGATCCCAGCTTCCAGAGGCATCGAACAAGGCGGTCGACCGGTTTCTCAGATGGTGGACAGGCCGATACGAGTACCTGAAATCTATCACCGAGTCGGGGTTTCGGTATTCAATAGAACAGCAGTTGTCGGGGCCTGTTGAGGAAAAGCACGCCAAGCAAGCCGCTGTCACAATGGGAAAGCTAGAGCAGGAATACACGCCAAAGAGTCTCCGAAAGGGCAAACGTAGATAGTTCCTGCGATTATTCGAATTCACTACACTTGACCAGTACGGTCAACGGCATGTTGTCGTTGACCGTTTTTTCGTTTGTGCACAAAGGTATTTGTGATGAGACAAAACAAGTTGTTGTCCGTGGGTCTTGGCGTCGTTCTTTGCATCATGTTGTCCGAAACGGCATTTTCGCAAATTCAAATTTCCCCGCAGACTCCTGCCCCTCTCGAAGCTGATTCGGCGCCGATCCCGATCGCGGATCCGGCTGGACCGAGCGATACTGGATCCAATGTCCTGGTATTCACCAAGACGTATGAGTCGGACCAAAGTCCCGTCCGAGAAAAGGCGATGAAGGACGTTCGCGACTTGATCAGGTCCAGCGACGTCGGGCCCCTCCGAAAAATTGGATTGTTGACGAAGCTCAGAAGGCCAGTTGTCGCCGATGCGGTATGCGATCGCGTGATTGCAAAAGCGATGGACGCTGGCGCGATCACATATACCGTGCTTGAAAATGACGATGGAACGTCTGATGTGGAGGTCAAGATTGATCAAGACTTTTGGGCGGAATTGCTCAAAATCTTACTTCCGTTAATTCTTGAATGGCTGGGGAGTTTCTAACCTTCCGATGTATGACCCTCTGATTCTGTACTACTGGATGGGCTTCGCAGCCACGTTGGCTGTTGTTTCCATCTCTTGCCTACTTTCTTGGGAGTGACCGATGAGGCTTTTGTTAGCAGTGGTTTTGATGTTGGTCGCGACGACGGCCGACGCTGCAAGGGGACGTTGGTTTGGTAGTCGCCAGGCCACGTACAATTTTGTGGCGACCGACGGGGTTCTGACCTCCGGTTGTTGTTCCAACGCGAATTGCCCGATGCTGCAATCTGCACAGGCAGCGGTGAACCGCGGTGATTCCTATGTCCGAATCGGTGGCGTAAATCATCCGATCAAGTATTTGACGACACGACCGACTGTTGCCGCGCGGCCAGTTGCCCCGCCGGTGCAATCCGTTCCAGCGGCGACAACGTCCTCAGGGGCAATGAGCCTGGTGAAGGTCCAGGTCGAGCGGACCAAGATGGTCCAGATAAAGACGGGTTGCATCAACGGCCGTTGCACGTTCAGGAACGTACCGGTAACTGAAAAGGTTTGGGTCGACCAGTGGGTTCCGGTCGCTACAAAGTCTGTAGCATCACCTCAGATTGCTACAAAGTCTGTAGCGGCGAAGGACGAGATCATCGATATCACGTTGGATTTCGCCCCAACGCCCGAGGGTGACGCGAAGATGATGGTCACGCTCGCACAGATCGGTCCGGATGACGTGGTGTACGATCTTGGCTGCGGAGACGGCCGAATACTCGAGTATGCGTCACCGTACGCTCTGATGTGCATTGGCGTCGAATCGAACCCGGAAACGTTCAAGATGGCCGTGGAGCGAACATGCGACCTGAAGAACGTCCAGATCATGGAACGCGACATTGAGGATACAAACGCTTCTGACGGCGATGTCGTGTTCCTGTTCCATTATCCAGGTACTCCGATGATGGAACGCTTGACCGATCGTCTGAAGCATTTGCGGCCTGGCGCCCGGATCGTTTCGTACCTCCACAACCATTTCGATGGGATCGACGGTTTCGAGACGGAATCGTACAAGACGCCAGGCGATTCTGAGATATTCGTAACCACCGTTGTTCCAGCGGCGGTCCCAACTACCTTCAATCTCGCATCACAGTTGGCGGCAAAATAATGTACCAAGCAACTTGGGAAGGCTTTGATCACGAAGAGTTCTTCCGGAAACCAGATCCGGAGCCGAACATCGTTTTCAGCGACGACGATCCGCCCGTTTTCCTGCCACCAGACGACGAGGAAGGCGGTGCGGTGCAAATGTCGCAGGCAGCGGCAGAAACCCGTTCGTGGCAGACTGAGCAGCCCTCAGTCGAGATTCTGGACGAAATCAACGATATGATCGCGCCGTACGCCGACACGATCGTCGTTTCGATCTGCGACACGGGTGAAAACCCCCACCAGATCATCGACAAGCCTCTGTACCACGAATCGCACGTTCCTGGGCAATCTGCCTTTGACGGGAATTCTCACGGAACGCACGTCGGTGGGACGATCGCCGGGAACAATCGCCGGTTCACCCGGTTTGTTGGATTCCAGCACGGCGTTGAAAAAGTGCTCTCGAATGGAGGTTCAGGGCAATCAAGCTGGATACTTAACGGTATCAATCACGCGAGAGAATGGCGAGGATCAGACGGATTGCAGGTCAGCATTCTCAATATGTCGCTCGGTGGAAACCAACGACACGAACCGACAATCAAAGCCCTGTATGCGTGCATCGAAGCAGGCATCATTCCGGCGATTGCTGCCGGCAACAGTGGTAACCGCGGTGTCGGTTGGCCGGCGGCGGATCCCAACCTCCCAGCGATCGCGGCTCGCGACGAGAATCGCAATATCGCTGCGTTCTCATCTCGAGGGGAAGTTTTGATCGCCGACGCTGGTGTCAACATTATGTCGGCATCCAACCAGAATCAAACTCTGATGCGTCTGATGAGCGGGACGTCAATGGCAACTCCCAACTGGGGAAACCTGATGGGCGGTGTCTTGTGTCTCCACCGGGCATCCGGCGCGCCAAACTGGCGCAACATTCGTCCGGTATTTAACCTGATGAAAGACTATGGAATCGATCTTGGGAAACCCGGATACGATCGTGACTCCGGATACGGCTATCCGGACATTGAAAAGCTGCTGACGGACATGGCTCAAAAAGGCCCCCGATTGTTGCGGAGTTACCAATTCTGATGAGAAACATGATCCTTACCCTGCTGCTGTTGGCGACGCCGAGTGCTTTTGCCGACGAATTCAAACTGGTGATCAACGGTCCCGACGAAATCAAAGTCGGAAAGATTGCCATCTTCACAACAGAAGGAACGACCGCCACGGCGTTCTACTTCATCAAGCCACGAGAGCTTGAAGACAACGTTTTCGAATGCCAGGAACGGAATCCTGGAAAGCTTATGGTGTTCCCCGACAAAGCAGGCGTTTACCGATTGATCCTTAGTGGTGTCGGTGGAAATGCAGAGGATGGATTCGCTATGAACCACATCGACAAGTATGTGAAGGTCACCGGTGCAGACATTGGTGGACCGACGCCTCCGCCTCCTCCACCGCCACCGGCCGGATTCAAACCGCTCGAGGAATTGAGTCGATCGCTTTCGACGGGCCTTGGCGACGAACAGACAAGGGCAAAGCTTGGTATGCGTTTGATGGGAGTCCAGTTCACAGGAACCCCGGAAGAAGTGGACAAGCGGATTGACCAGGTTGTCCGCCGAGTCTTGGCCGAGCGACCGCGCGACAACACGACCGACTGGGACAACGGTTGGTATTCACCGATTGTCGTGGAACTTTCCAAACTCGTCGCAAGTGGTTCGATCAAAGACCTCAGCGACCTCAAAGCAGCTGTCAAAGCGATCGCCACTGGCTTGCAAACCTAGCTTGTGGTACAACGTTTTTGCTAGAAGTACTTGGGTGAACCCCCGGCGGTGCAGTGACCGTCGGGGGTTTTTTTATCGCTTGGCAGTGGATTCCCAGTCGTGCCGAAAGCTTTTCAGTTCTTTCAGGACATCGCCAGGATTGGCGTTTTTGAAGTTCTTGTCGAACTTGTCATTGAGCAGATGGACCTTGTCGTCTAGGTCTTTCACCTGCGTGCTCAATCGTTGGATCGAAGCCGTGTTGGTGTTTTGTCCATCTTCCAACGTGGTCGATTTGTTCCGGTTTAAATAAATGAACGATCCGCCGATTACAGTGAGCACTAGAATTGCAACGTTAATTGATTTCTTTGGTGTCGTCATAGTCTTTGACATCGAACCCGATTTTCTTGAGTAATTTGGCCAACACAGAGTCGAAGATGGAATGTAGGAACCGTTCCAATTCCTTCCCCATCAGCCCGGCAGCCGACGCCACGCCGATACCAGGAACAAGCTGAGAAGTGATATCAGGGTCAATGTAAGACAGACCAGAAATGCAGATGAGGCTGAGAAACCCGGAGCAACCCACAAGGCCAAGAAGATTCCAAAGAGACTTGTAGCGAACTTGGCGAAGTGTACGAGAAAAACCGGCGCCTGCTGCAACAACGAAAAATAGGACCGCATGGAAATGCTCCGATGTGAAGGATGCTAGAAAATCGTCCATCTTTGAATGCCCCTGTTGGGTACCTTACCGCTTTTGCCCAGTGGGCGACGAAATTATGTTGTATCAGGACGTTGACCCACGTTCACCCGGGAAATTATTGTGCGGAAATCTCTTGCATTTGGATTGCCAAGTCGCAATCATCAGTCCCAGCGAGCTTTCTCGGAGTAACACAAAATGACGAAATCTTCAGTTTTGGCCCCTCAAGGGTCAAAAGAGTGGTATTTGGAACGCATGGGTTGCGTTACCGCCTCCTGTTTCTGGAAGGTGATGACCAAGGCCAGGAGCGGCGACGGAATCAGCCAAACCGCCAAGACGTACGCAAATCAGATCATTGGCGAAGTTCTCAGCGGTCGACCGGCCGAAGAAATCAAGTCGAAGTATCTTGATTGGGGCAACAAGCACGAACCCACCGCGCGAATCCAATTCCTTCTGCGATACGACACCGGCGGCAAGAAGTTGCGACTGACCGGGTTCCAGCGGCATCCGACGATCGGCAATTGCGGCGGTTCGCCTGACTTCCTTCTCGGCGATGACGAGGTCGGCGAAATCAAATGTCCGTACACGTCAGAGAAGCACATCTTCTATTGCGGATTCAGCGAGTTCACTGCCAAAACGAGCAAGGAGTATTTTTGGCAGACCCAAGGAAACATGTGGGTGACCGGTCGCAGTCGGCTTCGGTTTATCTCGTACCATCCGCTCTTTCCTCGTGAGCTTCAGATGCACGTCATCGACGTTGAACGCGACGAGGACGCCATGGACGATCTTGACGAAGAAATCCCAGCGTTTCTTGAACAGGTCAAGATCCAACTCACCAAACTTGTGGACAACGTTTGTCCTCAGATGTTCGATTCTCCAATTGTCAAAGGGTTCTTAGATGGCCAAGAAAAAAGCAGCAACGAGTGACACAACGCAGTCCAATGCAATGGAATTGCCAACGATGGAACTGTGGTCGAAGGTCTGCCGAACGCCAAAGGAAGTGCAGACGCCGATTGTGATAGACGGTCGCGACGGTGCCAAACACGAGATGACCGAAGTTGACGCTGCGTATCAGCTGAAACAGGCAACAGAGCTTTGGGGACCGTACGGGTCCACCTGGGGGCTCAAGGACTTGAGTTACGAGGTCTATTCTCACGAATCACTTGGGTTCCCGATCGTCATTATTAGCGCGGTCTTCTTTTATCCGTTGTCGATCGACGAAAAGACCAAAGAGGCAACGGTCGCGTCATTCCCGATCCTGAACGATATGAATCTGTTGCCGGGTTGCTCGACGATGAAAAGCATCGTCACCAACACCCGTTCGAAAGCGCTCTCGTGTCTCGGGTTCGCGGCAGACGTCTACAGCGATCAGGATGAATTGCCGTCGGAATCAGATTCCAAGCCTCCCGCAAAGCCAAAACGCAAGGCCCCCGCGAAGCGAAAGGGAAAGCCAGCAGAAGCGACCGGCGACGAAGGTCCGCCATGGGATGAGGGTGGTCAGGATCCGTCAGTCGAAGCCGAACCGGAAAAACAACCGGAAAAAAAACAGTCGGGTAATCAGCAGGCCAGCCCGGACACGTACATGGACGATTTTTCGCAAAAGATCAATGCTGCAACGACTATTGAGGAGGTCGACGCCATCAAAAACAAGGTGCAGGATTTGATGATTGAAGAGATCATCGACGAGGATTCTGGCGACACGCTCTTGTCTCTTTGTGAAGGACAGATTATGTCTTTAGAGGGATAGTGAATCAGTTTTTACTGACATCATGTCAGTAGCTGAAACGCGGTGTTTTTGACGAATCTGTGTTTAATTCGTGTCTCCGTCGTCGAATTGGGAGTTTGCCTGTTATGTCGAAATTGCTTGAGGTTGCGATCCACAATGTCCTTGGAGTCAAGGACATTTCTTTGGACTTTCGCGGCCATCACCTGTTCTGGGTTGGTGGGAAGAATTACCAGGGCAAGTCATCCTTGCTCAGCGCACTGATGATGTGTGTTTGCGGTCCGAAGAACATGCAAGGGTATCCCGAAGTCGCGTTGCGCAACGGGAAGAAACGCGGCTCGGTCGAGTGTGTCATTGAGGGCGACGCCGAAGTGTTTGGGATCGACAACATCGGTCCCCTGGTTCTCGAACTGACGTGGTCACGACGATCGAACGGGACGATCAAAGAGAAGTTCCGTATCTACGATCAGGAGACGGGCGAGAACTCTCCGACACCGCGGTCGTTGCTCGAACGAATGTTTGCGATGAAGGCGTTGGACCCAACCACGTTCATCAACATGGAACCGAAGGCACAGGCAACGCTTGTTCAATCGTTCCTTGGGATCGACATGGAAGGGTTCGCCAAGCGTGAAAAGAAGCTTTCGGAGGAACGGACTATTTGCGGGCGCGAAGGCAAGCGGATTGCCGGCCACTTCGAATCTCTTGAAAAGCCTGCCAAGGACATCCCGGAAAAGGAAGTTGTTGTTACGGAACTGCTCGAAAAGATCGACGCGCTGGAGGAAGAAGGCAGCGTACGCGAGGACAAGGTTTCGGAGATCGAAACCAGCAAGAGGTATCTTGAAGAAGTCGAACAGGAGTCCGAGAAAACAATCCAAGAGATCAAGCGGCTGATGGACAAGAAACGCGACTTGATCCGTCAGGCCGAAGAACTCAAAGGCCATCTGGAAAACCAAGAAGCCGAATTGGAATCCATTCCCGATCACAGCGATGAGATTGTTGACCTTCGCCAGCAGATCAAGAACGCTGAGGAAACCAATCGGAAGGTTCGTGCTAAGGTCGAGTACGACAAGGCGAAGAAGGCCACCGACGGCAAGCGATCCGAGTACGTGAGTCTGTCAGAAAAAATCCAGAAGGTTCGTGAGGAACGGACCGAAGCGATCGAGAACGCGGAATGGCCGGTGGAGGGAATGGACTTCGCCGAAGACGGTTTGTTGTTGAACGGTCTTCCGCTCGGACAGGCCAGTACGTCGCAGCAGATGATTGCCGCGACGCAAATCGGGATGGCTCTGAATCCCAAACTGCGTTTGCTGATCCTCCGGCGAGGCAGCGAGCTTGACTTAGAAACGATGTCAGAACTGGAAAAGCTGGCAATTGAACGTGATTTCCAAATCATCGTCGAAGTGGTCACCAAGACCGACGAGGACGAGGAACGTTGTACGGTCGTCATTCACGAGGGACGCGTGAAGGGCGACGATGGTTTTGATGATGACGATGACACTCAGGAGAATCTGAACGATGGCTAAGAAGAAAGCAGCGAAGAAGAAAGACGACTTTATCATCCTCCCCGAATTGGAGTTGTTGATTGAAGCACACAGCGAAGACAGTTTGCTTGGCTTGGAGGAATTGATCCTCAAAGACGGCGTTGTCAATTATCCGCTTTCGATCTGGGTCTGTCCCCGAACAAAACGACGGATTCTTGTGGACGGTCACAACCGGCACAAAATCGCGACCAAACACAACATCCCGTACAAGACGATCGAGGTTTGGCCAGTCTGCAAGACGCTCGAAGACGTCAAGGCACGCATGAAGAAGGAGGCGGCAGAGCAACGAAGTTTGCCGCGAAATATCCGCGATCGCTACCGGTCGGAGTACATCATTCACGAATCGGATGTCAACGGCAGCCCGATCAGCGACCTCGTGTCGAAGATGTCAGAAGAAACCGGGATGACCGAACGTCAGATTTATCGTGGCCTGGAAAAGGCTCGGAAGATCAACACACTCATTGACTCGTGCCGGAATTCGCTCGCCGTTTCCGAGCTGTCGTGCAACATGATCGACAAGCTGTCTGCGTTGGACAAAGCATCGCAGCACGCGCTGATCGAACGCGCCGGGTATGAGAAGAAGAACATCATCGAGGAGATCCGCCGGATCACAAAGAAGCCTGGCACTCCACTCAACAAGCAGACAAAGGAGAAGGCGGATTCGCGTGAGGCGGAACGTGCTGCTCGCGAGAAAAAAAAGAAGATGTGGAAGTCTAGTTCCGATTCGCTGGCAGATACTTTCAAGCTGCTCAGCAAGACGCGGCGTGAACTGAAGGTCACGGACAAGAAATGGGGTCAGGTCCGGATCATTGTCGAGCGCCTGAACGACATTCTGGAAGGGTGGAAAGAAGATATTAAGTAGCAACCCTGGCAGCGGCGCGTTGCCGTTGCCTCCCGGCGGAACTTCCCAGTCTTGCTTTGTAAGTCTGGGAGGACCGATTAATTCCGCCGGTTTTTTGTATTCGGAGTTTACCTGTGATGAAAAATAGTGGAATAGAGTGGTGTGATAGCGCGCCAGGTGGCATAATCGCTACGACGATTCTCGCCAAATCAAGAAAACCCAATTCAATTCAGCCCAATCCACACGCAATTCTTTGGCGAGAGTCGTCGTGTGGTGCGGGCTTTTTGTTTGGAGTGAATCTGATGTCGAATCCTCGCAGGACAACACGAAAACAGAGAATCAGGGAATGGCTGTTTGGTTTTTCGTGGTGTACGGCATGCAAGTCCCTTCAGCCGCTTGAACTATTTTGTGCAGATCGGTCTCGATGGAATCAGCTTTCTTCTAAGTGCAGCGTGTGCCGATCTGGAATTGAACGGCGTGGACGGATGGAATCTTGCGACGTTGTTCACGAACGGGGGCGGTGTTTCATTGAGCCAAGGGACAATGATCCGAAGCAAGCAAGGGGGCGAGTCAATCACCTTGTAAATGTTGGGATTCTTCCAGACCCAGAAATCATCCCGTGCTCAGATTGCAATCATGTCGGATCAGATAAACGTCATGAGTACGACCACTACCTCGGGTACGCAAAAGAGAACCATGAAAAGGTGCAGGTGGTATGCACGACCTGTCATGCTAGACGTCATCAGAAAACAGAGTGCAAGAGGGGACACGAATTCAATTTAGAAAACACAGGTTTTACTTCCGAAGGACGGAGGTTCTGTAAAGAGTGTCGCAGGATTCGAGACCGCCAACGAGTCCGTCCAGAGGGATATTGGAAGTCTGTAAACAAAAGACGTAGAACAAAATCTAAAGGGGATTCAGATGTCTGATAAAACAAACATTGAATGGTGTGACTATACGTTTTCACCGTGGATGGGATGCACGAAAGTGTCACCGGCGTGCAAAAACTGTTATGCCGAGCGTGACATGGATCATCGCTTTGGAAAGGTCGCGTGGGGTCCAAACGGGACTCGCGTTGTCACGTCCGATGCGAACTGGGCGAAGCCGCTGAAGTGGAATAAAGAGATTGGGGAAAGAAATCGAAGGCGTTTAGCGGATTCGATGCAGAACCGCGATTGCATGGAACGTCCCCGTGTCTTCTGTGCGTCAATTTCCGATGTCTTCGAGGATTGGAAAGGTCCAATCCACAACCACAAGGGTGAAGTTCTTGATACTTGCCTTGGTTGTGGTGCATGGCCTTCGGATGATTGCGGTTGTCCTCATGGAGACAAAGGTCGTATTGTTCCGTTGACGATGGATGTTGTCAGGGAACGACTGTTTCGAACAATCGACGCGACACAGCATCTTGATTGGCTGCTGTTGACGAAGCGTCCGGAGAACATTCGGCGGATGTGGCATGAAGAAGTCAAAGCGGTGCTTGATGGAAATCGACTATACGATCGTCGCCATAACGTTTGGCTTGGAACCAGCGTCGAGAACCAAGAGCAGGCCGAGAAGCGGATTCCGGAATTAACGGAATGCCGGGATCTATCGCCATGCTTATTTCTTTCGTGCGAACCACTACTAGGCCCGGTTGACTTGGACTTTGCGTGTGTTCGTCGTGACATCAGTTGTATCGATTGGGTGATCGCGGGCGGAGAATCCGGACCCAACGCCCGTCCATCGCATCCGGATTGGTTCAGGTCGATTCGTGATCAGTGTGCGGCGGCTGATGTGCCGTTTCACTTTAAGCAATGGGGTGAGTATACACCCGTTGAATGCGAAGGCGGTCCGTGCACATGCACGCCAAGCGAAACTTGCGAGGATGGCGGGGTGGTTCTTGATGAACCAGACGGAGCCAGCAGGCGAATGATCCGCGTCGGCAAGAAGCGTGCCGGTCGCCTACTCGATGGTGTTGAACACAACGCGTTTCCGGGGGCATTGTCGGCTGCTTGTGGTCGACTTTTGCGGCGATCGCAGGAAGGGCAGCTTCCCGGAGAGCCAAGGAAACCGTGATGACAAAGCTCAAAGCACCCTTTCCATATTTCGGCGGAAAGGCAAATGTGGCAAAGCTTGTCTGGAAGCGGCTCGGAGATCCGGATAATTATTGCGAACCGTTCGCCGGCACAGCGGCCGTCCTCCTTCGACGTCCGAACGTTGGGAAGATCGAAACGATTAACGATCGGAATCACTTCGTCGCCAATTTCTGGCGATCGGTGCAATCGGATCCTGATTTGGTTGCCGAGTACGCCGATCACCCTGTCTCTGAAGCAGACCTACACGCGCGCCACGAGTATTTGATGCGTGGCGAAGCGTGCGAGAAGTTCCGCCGGCAGTTTGTTGTGGATCCCAAGTACTTCGATCCGGAGATTGCCGGATGGTGGGTTTGGGGGCAATGTTGCTGGATTGGCGCTGGGTGGTGTGACGACAAGGGAATGAAGGTTGATGGATCGTCACAGAAGCGAAAGGCGAACGTCGGCGACGGCAATGGAATTCACGTTCTCGGGAAGCAATTGCCGCATATTTCTGGCGATTACGGCGCGTTTGGTCGAGGCGTGGTTTCGTCGGCCGGACACAACCGAACGACGATTCAGAAAAAGCCCGCGTTAAACAACTGGAACGGCGCTGGAACTGGTGTTCATACCGATCGCCCTCAAGGCCGACCGCAACTTGGAGACGCATACGATATTGGCCGCGGAGTGAATTCGAATCGTCACCTGGGGCTTTGCCACGAGCGTCGACAGTGGCTTGTCGATTGGATGTGCGGATTGCGTGATCGCCTTCGTCTGGTCCGTGTCTGCTACGGGGATTGGAATCGGATTTGTGATTCGCCGACAACAATGACGAGGCTTGGGTTGACTGGCGTTTTCCTGGATCCGCCATACGCCAAGAATGTCAAACGCGTGACTGCCATGATTCGCGGCGAGGAAGTCCCGAAACCTCGCGCGACGAACCGCTCCAACGATCTGTATGCCGGCGACAAAACACAGGACATTGATCGGCTGGTTGCTGATGTCAATTTGTGGTGTCAGAAGTGGGGATCGGAACCAAACGCCCGTATCGCGTTGTGCGGGTATGAAGGCGAACACGACAACCTTGTGGCTGACCATGGATGGGATGTCGTGGCGTGGACGACGAACGGCGGGTACGGAAACCGTCGGGACGAAAACACAAACAAAGGGCGGGAGCGGATTTGGTTCTCTCCCGCGTGCCTTAACCCTCAGGAGATGCTTTTCTGATGAGTGAATTCAAGTTTTCAGATGACCTCTGGGCGCCCCAGTTAAACGCCTTAAAAGAAGTGAAATATCACTTAGATGAGGGTGTTCGTCGGATCATTCTTCAGTCGCCAACGGGATCCGGAAAAACGCGCATGGCTCTGGAATTGTTCCAGTGGATGAACCATCTGAAGCTCGGCGGCAATTTCTACGTCAATCGGAAGTTCCTGGTTGGGCAAACTTTCGAGCGGATGCAAGACTCTGGTTTGTGGTGCGGGGTCCGTGCGGCGGACTACGACGACAAATACGACGAGGATGCTCCGTTCCAGGTGACGTCGGTGCAGACTGAAGATCAGCGTTGCTACAAATCCTCAGTCTGGGACATGCACCACGTTGGCGACGATGGGCTGGTTGTCGTCGATGAAGGTCACATGCAAAAGACCAAGCGTATGAAAGACGTTCTCGACTTCTACGAACGGAATAACGCTCGGGTTGTGATCCTCACTGCGACGCCGATCAACATGGCAAAGTGGGCCGATGCTCTTGTTGTCTCGGCAAAAATCCACGAGTGGCGTAATTGCGGCGCGTTGGTGTTGGTCCATCCGTATTCGTGCAAGCATCCGGATCTTTCCAAGGTAGAGAAGAAACGGAATAAGGACGGTGAATTCGTGCTGTCCAACGAGCAGAAGAAATCTTTCACGCAGCACATCGTCGGCGACGTGATGTCGAAGTACGAGGAACTGACACAGGGCGGTCCGTGTTTCATGTACTGCCCTGGCGTTGCTGAATCCAAATGGCTTTCCCATCAAATGACCCTTCGCGGTCACGAGTTCATTCACGTCGATTCGACCGAATGCCGCATTGCCGGAAAGCCGTATCCTCTCAATCGCGATATGTGGAAAGACATCATCGGGATGATCGAGACGGGAAAAGCGAAAGGGCTGTCATGCCGATTCAAGCTCCGGGAAGGAATCGACATACCGGCAGCCGATCACTGCATCCTTGCGACGCCGGTTGGTTCTCTCGCGTCCTACCTTCAGATTTGCGGACGTGTTATGCGTGCTTCGCCGTCGACCGGAAAGACACACGCAATCCTGCAGGACCATGGGGCAGTGTATTGGACGCATGGTTCGCCCAACAACAACCGCGATTGGGAATC